GAGTAACCTTCTCCAATCAGTTCTTCATAAATGTTCTCAAGAACATTCACATCAAGTGATTCTTTCACATCACATTCACAGGAATCTTTACCACACTTCTCACACTTACCTTTCTTACCCATGGCCTTACCAATGGCCTTGCGTCTCTTTGCAAGATAGTCATCTGAAGAATCCTTATCACCGTCGTTGTCGATGTCGCCATCTTCCTTACCGACAGGATCCATCTTCTCATAGATGGAAGAGTAAGCACTACTCCAATCCTGTCTAATTTGAGAGAACTCTTCAAGTTGAGGGTTCTTCATTGAACCCATCTTCTCCATGTCCTTACGGGCCTTCTCGTTATTCTCTGCTCTCTTCTTCATGTTGGTCTCAAGGTAAGAAGAATCTTTTGTCTTCTTCTCAATCAAGGAAAGAATACCTTCTTTGATGTTCTTTCTCTCTTGAGCAATCAGGGCTTCGTGAAGTCTCTTACTACTACGATCTTCGTTGGAAGTATTATGAAAGTTCTCTTGAACTTTCTTAGACCTTCTATACCCAAGGAATCTTTCTACAGTATGACCGTTCTCAAGAGCAGCATCAAATGCTTCTCCAATATAGTCAATCTTTTGTGACTTGAGATCAGACTGACTGGTCTTCAAGGATTCACTCAAAATATCAGCAATGATATCAGAAGATTGTTCGATATCAAGACTAAGTTCAAACATCTCTTCTAGAATTTCTTCAGCAACTTCCTGAAGATCAGAGGAGTTCAGTTGGTTGAACTGCATATCAGAAATGAGGTCTCTAGACTCATTCAACTGATCACTAACTTCAGAACTGTGTACAGCTGAATAAGCTCTGTACAGATTACTCATATCCGACATGGTTTTAGTTCTAACAACTTTCTATTACCATTATTTATATTTAAGAGTTTCTATAGTTTAGAAAGTACTTCTTTGTAAATGTTTTCTGCAATTGCTTTCATCATCAGAGGTGGTACCATTCTACCAACTCTTTCAGTCTGTTGTGACTGAGAACCTGTCAAAATAAAGTCATCAGGAAGTGATTGAATACGTTTCAGTTCTGGAACAGTCAATACTCTATCTTCATCCCAATGTATAAGACCACCACTTGCAGTCAATGTAGGAGATGGTTTACGAAAAGATGCCCTTTTAGTATTGAAACAATGACCCTTTTCATGATAATCCATACCAGAAAGAATCTTATCAGGATCTTTGGGCATCTTATGGACAACAGTTTTATAAATCCCACTCTTCAACATATGTTCTGTGAGAGTCTTTACATTATCAGGATCATTCACAACCCCATCAATTACATCACCAATAGTAGTATCTTTGGATGATGTGGGAGGGAACAGAGAGGATACAGTCAATACATTCAAACCAATCTTATCTGCAATATCTTCACGAACTGCAATGAAGATGAGTCTTTCTCTTGCCTGACCAACACCATAGTGGGAGGATTTCATTACCTTTGATGTGACTAAGTATCCAATTTCTTCAAATGCGTTGGTGATCTTTGCATAATAACTCTTAGCCTCACCAATAGTCAGACCTTTGACATTCTCAGCAACAATAACTTTTGGTTGAATATCTTTTGCAACACGAACATATTCAAAGAACAAGTCTTCAATGTTCTCTACTTTCTTACCATCAGAATATGTCTTGGTCTTACCCCACCCATCAGAGTGTTTAGAACCTTCACCACGACACATTGAACCTGCAACAGAGAATGCAGAACATGGTGGAGAACCATCGAGAATATCAAGTTCTCCTTGTTTGAGACCAGTAGCTTCAAGGAAGTCTTTACCTGTCAACTCCTTAATATCACCAGGTAAAATAGTAGTAGATGGATAATTCTCAGAATATGTATTTCTTGCCTCTTCTACAAACTCATTGATACAGAGGATCTTACCACCTGCAAGACGATAACCAGTGGACGAACCACCTCCACCAGCGAACGTAGAAATGACAGTGAACTTCTGTTGAGCTTCACCATCATAAACATCTTGTAATTTGTAGGGGAGTTTCATGAGAACTGTTTCTTATAGTGTGTAGTGTAATATGTTTTTGGAGAATCTACAATGTCTTCGTAAAGAGATTTGATTCCCATGCCATCCTGAAATGCTACTTTCTTTCTATCAACAATATCATCTGGAAGTTGACCTCTGAAGGCCTCTTGAAGAATTGCTTTAGGTCTAGCCTTACCATCCCAAACAGTATCTTGACTGAGACCAAGTGCAGTCTCTACTAACTGGGTATTTAAAAAAGGTAGCCTACATTCAATACCATACTTCATAAAGATCTTATTACATCTTGTGAAATTTTTACGGTGTTGTGAACCAAAGAGTCCGATTCTATAGTCAGTCCAACCTTTATCCTTAATACCATGGTAACTCATACCATAGGATGCCCAGAGTTCATCACTACCTTCACCTGACATAATCACTTTGAAACCATCTTCATGGATTCTTTTTGCAAGTTGAATACAAGGATATCCAATCTCTACTTGGGCCTTATATGGCATCTCAATGGTATTGATGACCTCATTAACATCATCGATGGTAGGTGGTTGAACTATAACTTCTCTGAGTTCAACTCCCAAATATTTAGCAACTTTTCTAGCAGACTTTAAATCTTTTGAGTTCTCATCATGAACTGCAGTATATGTTACCAAGTTTGGGATGTGTTTAGATGCAATGAGAGTTGTGATAGCAGAATCAATACCACCAGAGAGTAAGCATGCAACAGGAACATCGGCAACAGTTCTTTCAAATGAACCCATCACAATGTTTCTATAAACCATCGCTTTAGAATCATTAAAGTTCCATGTAGATGTATCTTCAATATGTTCTCTGACATTATACCAATACCCCTCTTTTACAGAGTAATCAGATGAAACCTTAATAAATGATCCAGGTTCTAACATTTTAACTGTTTGACCAATCTCACCCATTGCTAAAAGACCTTTGATCTCTGAACAGAAAGAAAATGATGGAAAGAGACCTGTAAGGAGAGAGTAATGAAGAGGAACTTCTCCATGACGGTCTCTCACAATAGTAATAGAACCATCTCCCTGAGTAAATGCAATGGCAAACATTCCCTGAACTTTATTCAGTCCTTCAATACCATACCTATCCAAGATAGCACAAAGTACCTCAGTGTCACCTGAAGTCTTTGTTTCAATATTCAATTCTTCTCTTAACTCACTATAGTTCCAAATGGTACCATTGAAGATCATGGTGGTGTCACCATAAACAAATGGTTGATTTGACTCACTACTGGTATCAATAATAGACAAACGAACATGTCCAAAGTAGATGTTCTCCATTTGGACAATCTGTTGGTTATCTGGGCCCCTATGAATAATAGATTTTAGACCTTTTTCAATTTGTGGAATATCAAATCCACCAATAATACCACACATTACTTAATTGCAATTACTCCAACGAACTGATGGTTTCTCCAGAAGATCTGACAGTCTTTGAACCCCGCAGTCATCACCATATCTCTTAGTTCAGACCATGTATTAGGTTTCAACATATCACGAAGTTGTTTTTCCTTATCCATGATTTGTTCTGCACTGAAGGTCTTTCTCTTGTAATCATAATGATTAAAGGTAAGAAGTTCTTGGAAGAATGCATTCTCACACATCAACTTCTCTGCAAAGATAAATGCACCACCTTCATTAAGACCATTATAGATTTTATTGATAGTCTCTTGTCTGGTAGTCTTGGGCATGAACTGTAGAGTGAATAGTGAAGTCACCAGAGAACAGTTCTTGAACTCATAGTTAGTGACATTACCACGGACCCATTCTAACATTGCACTAGGGTATTCCTTACGAACTTCAATATGACGTTCCTCAAGATCGTCGTAAAAACTACCAGCAAGTTCTACACCCACATAATGTGCATACTGACGATTAGGATTGTTTGCAATGATCATCTTGGTAAGTTTACCAGTTGAACATCCAACATCGACGACTTTAGTATGATCCTCCACAAAGTATCGAGAGAACGATACAGTGTCTTCCAACAGATTTGAATACCCACGAATACTATCGTTGATGTGGTTATCAAATCCTTCAGGAGAGTGTGCGAATGAAAAGTCGTATGTCATAAATTATTTTCCACTTGTATCGTATTCTAACTGATCATCAATATGTTTATCAAGTGTAGCAATGATGTTACGAACATCAACAATTCGTGGAGGAATACAGGTAGGATCAAGAGTATAACCTTTCTGTTCTATAAACAGTGCCTGACGAATTACTGCTGCTTGTTGCAAATTTAATTCAAGATTAATCATACATCACCTTCCTTTCGGACTTCGGAATGTTTTACGGAAAATTCTCCACCAGGATATCGTGACTTGAGTTTATCAACATTCATCTCGATAATCTCATCAATGGTAGTATCAAGACCCATACATGCTTGTGCGACATACCACATAATATCACCAAGTTCACGTTTCAGGTGAAATAGGTTTTCTTCATTTACAGGTTTTCCTTGGAAAACGATCTTCTTGACTACCTCAGTAAACTCACCTGCCTCAGCAGACATACCTACAGCAGCAGTAAACAGTCGCTCGGTAGGAAACTCTTGACCTTCCAATTCTTGAAGACGATAGAGGAATGCTTCGTGATCTTTACTTTGTTGTGAGGTGACGGCATTGACAAATTCAAGATAGGCTTTAGTA